AGCTTGACTGGAACGACCTTTTTGTGTTAAAATTAAAGCAAGAGGGATACGGTGAGGACGGTGACAAGGACGAAGAAATTATAGATCGTTGGTTCCGTGAACTGTGTGCTAATGTAGTAGTCGATGGTGATTTCGGCGGTCCTGTAAACACAGGCTTAATTGATATTAAAACAGTGAAGAAAGATAATCTATGAATTACATCTTAGTTGATACAGCAAACACATTTTTTCGTGCTCGTCACGTTATTAACGGTGACGCTGATATCAAACTAGGTATGGCATTCCATATCACATTAAACAGTATTCGCAAAGCGTGGCAGCAGTTCGAAGGTAGCCATGTTATTTTCTGTTTAGAGGGTAGATCGTGGCGCAAGGACTACTATGCTCCTTACAAGCGTAATCGTACAGATGCTCGTGCAGCTCATACAGAAAAAGAACAAGACGAAGAAAAAATCTTCTGGGAAGCATTTGACACATTCAAAGACTTTATCGCAGAAAAGACCAACTGTACTGTGTTACAAAATCCGCAGTTAGAAGCAGATGATTTAATTGCTGGTTGGATACAAACACATCCCCATGACAAACACGTGATCATCAGCACAGACACAGATTTTGTTCAATTGATCGCACCTAATGTCACACAGTACAACGGTGTCATGGAACATGTTATCACGCACGAAGGAATATTTGATGACAAAGGCAAGCCAATCATTGACAAGAAAACACAAGAGCCCAAGCCGGCCCCCAACCCAGAATGGCTGTTGTTCGAAAAATGCATGCGTGGTGATACCAGTGATAATGTCTTCTCAGCGTATCCGGGTGTACGTACTAAAGGCACAAGCAAAAAAGTGGGTCTTACTGAAGCGTTCGAAGATCGTAACAGCAAAGGATATGCGTGGAACAATCTCATGTTACAGAGATGGTCTGACCACAATGGTGTAGAACATCGTGTGCTAGAAGATTATGAACGCAATCGTCGACTGATTGACCTGAGTCATCAGCCTGATGATATCAAAGAGATAATTGTAAACACTATTACTACTGCTACCGCTGAACAAAAGAATGTGAGTCAAGTTGGTATAAGATTAATCAAGTTCTGTAATCTATGGGATTTGAAAAAGATTGCTGATCAGGCACAGAGTTATGCAGAACCACTTAACGCGAGATACACCAATGAAACTCAAACCTTGTCAGTATGATGACACCTGTGAAATTAAAACAGATACCTGTTGGGAGAACACAATGACAGACATATATGCTAAACCTATCATAGCAAATAAATTTTGGATCGTAGAATCGAATGGTGAGAAGATTGCTACTCTGAGAAAAGATGATGACAATAGATTTTTTATGAGCAATGAAGAAGGTGTAAAGATTTATGAGACCAAAGATAGTTTAACTAAACAATTTGGTAAAAAGTTCTTCACGGTAAAGATTGTTAAAGAAGCCGACACATCATTACCTAATGAAGTGCATGGATATGCTACCAGTGCCGAGCCGCACAATGCCATGTTTGACATTCGTAAAAAACTTCCTCTATTCACAAAGAGCAGCGATTCTAAGAGCCTATACTGTGCAGGGTACTACTGTATAAAATTTGAAAAAGGATGGGTTAAAAGTTTTTGTCCTAAAAAAATTACTCTTGAAAGATATGCTTACAAAGGACCGTTCAAGACTGACTTGGAAATGAAACAGGTATTAGCCAATGTCACAAAATAACTTGCCAAATACATTACCTACTATACAGAAACTACTTCAAAGAATTCAAGTAGCTGAACGCAGTCAACAAAAAGAAATACGAATTAGTTTACAAGAAGCACGTGATTTAACTACAGAATTGGCACTGATGACATCTAAATTAGGTCAAACCATCAGCGAGATACATCAAATGCTGGCATTAATCAAAGAATCTACTACACAAATAGACGTTAAATTCGACGGCGGTCAGTTCTAAAAAAACATAAATATATACGTGGTTAATTAGGAACACGTATATGAGCAGACCCAAGCCAAAAATTCTTTTAGAATACGCTAGTAAAGAAACCTACAAGGTCGAGCAGATCCTTGACTCCGAAGCTATCTGGGCTGTGTTCTATAACGGCCAGCCATTCAATCTCAAAAGCGGTAGTCTGGTAGCCAGCTATCCTGGACCGAAATATAAAAAAGTTTCATTTTCAAATCCCGGTCACGCACACAATCTTGCCAAGAAATTGAATAGGCTATTCAAGACCAAGGACTTTGCAGTTTTCAAACTCACTACTGGCGAAGAGATTAAATGATATGAATAAAGATGCCTATACCAAGGCGTTCTTGCAGGCAGCAGAAATACCCGTTACTGAAAAAAATATTAAAGAATACAAAGCTGTGTGGTGGTGGAGTTTTAGAAATAAGTCACAAGGCGGATTAAGATTGACTGACCAGGCCTTGGAATTTATTGAAGAATATGCTAAAATAAAAACTTACAAGATAGAGTTTCCTAAAGAATTTGCATTTACCCCACAGGTGCTGCTTTGGTTAGATAACTATATTGATTCACCTTTTTTTGTCAATAAAAAACACATTATAGTAATGAAAGAAAAAGCTGCTTTTGAACTGTATCTACTCAGTGGTGATGTTAGAAAGCTAGGGCACAATAGAGCCATGAGTAAAAGACTTAGCCAAGAATCCACCCCCGATTAATCACGCCATATAAATATTTTCACTATGTTTGACCTTAATCCAATGGACGTACTACAACAGCGCAAGCTCAAGACTGTGGCTCCACATTTCACTGAATTGAATATTTCAGATTCTGAAATATTTGAAGGTATTGAAGATTGGATCAAGATCAAACTCAAGGGCAGATATTATATCTGCAAAAAACCTGCTCTGGACAAGAGTGGGAATCTTAGATCTTCTCATTTTGTAGGATTTGAAGATCAAAAAGAATTAACCTATTTCATGCTTGCATGCCCACACCTAAGGAGAAACTAATGTCAGAAGAAGTTAAAGATCAAGTCGTAGAGACACCAGCCGAAGCAGCGCCTGCGGCAACAGATACACCAGCAGCACAAGGTCCTGATTTAAATATCAGCGATCTGCTAGCCGTAAAAAATATCATCGAAGTTGCAACAAGCAGAGGAGCGTTCAAAGCAGCAGAATTGGAAGCAGTTGGTAAAAGTTTCAACAAACTAAATGCCTTCCTTGAAGCTGTATCTAAAAAGGAAGCCTAAATGAAAAGTCTTAAACACATAGGCAGAATTCAAAACACAGGTGCCAAGGTACTGGTGGTGTTTAGAACTCTACCCGGAGAGTCAAATATGGCTCTAGTATTACCTGTGGCTCAACTGCCAGATCAATATCATGATTCAATCATGACTTTGGTAGAAACTGATCAAGCTCAAGATGCATTTGAGTTTGGTGAGATTATGCACATACGTCCATTCCCAGATGGCAGACCTATGTTGCGGGCAATGCAAGCTGATAGTAGACTGATCAAAGTTCCTACTGATTCCGTAATGATGACTCCAACTACAAATGACACTGTGCTATTGGCTAATCTCAATACGTTGATTGCAGAACAGAAGAACTGCACTATAGATGATCTATGCACATTTGTATCGGGTGCGCCGACAGGTGTCAAAGAAGTTAAAGAGGCAACACCCGCAGTTGACTCTGATATCCCTGCTCCAGTAAGAGCACAGGCCACAAGTGATACTGCGCTAACTGACAAGGATCTAGCAAAATCATATCGCAGTCAAGCTGATGCTATGTACAAAGAAGCAGCAAGATTACGTAAAGAAGCAGAAGATCTCGATCCCACAGTCAAGAAAGTCAAAAAGGTAGAAGAAACTGCTGATGCCTAATCCGTTATTCAAACCTCCACGCCATCTTGTGAGAGAATGGCCGGAGGTTTTTGAAGATCTTTACATGAACACCATGCCTGTGGCTTACCTGGATTCGGTACGATTAGATTTTACAGATGGCAGAGTATGGGAGATCGATGTCAAACACGAACTAGGCACACAAACTGCTGAAGGAATTGCAGATGTGTTAATTAGTACACTTCAAGAATACAAAGACGAAATCAAAAAAATAGATTTCAAAGTCGATGTAGAAAGACTTAAGAAAGATATAACGGATTCATCTAAAAATATTTTCTAGTATTTCCGTAATGAATAACTTCATATTCTTCTGAAACAAAAGTTCTCCAAGGGTCAACAACAATTGACCCTTTTTCTATGTTACAATACAATGTCTGTTTTTCTTCAAATCCTCGATATTCATAAGTGACTTTTTTGTTATGAGCTAAAAGCACAACACCATAACAACTGCCAACAGAGTCGCCGGTTAACGGATCGATGTATGTTGGTCTAAATCCTAATTCTTCACAATAATAGCCGATTAGCAAACTGTAACTGCCGTCACAATACTCAACACCCGGTTTGTATGCCTTACCGTGAATAAAAATATTCATTTTATTTTTACTGGCGTGTTTGACCAATTCTTTAGCTAAATTCTTTGCCTGGAGTTCTCGGGCGTTCATGATACTATCGAATAAATCGTATCCTAAATCTAAATTTTTTGCCAGATGACGCAATGCTATGTTATCACGAGGATGACAAGCACCACCATCGCCCATGCCTGCCTTCATATATTGCGGTCCCATAATTCGCATAGTTGATTTAGCCAACGCATCTGTAACAACATCAACATTTATGTTTCCTTGAATCTGAGCAACATCTTGTATCATATTCACAAGACCAATTTTAGCACTTATAAAGGTGTTGTAAAAAACTTTAATGCATTCGCATTCGTCCCAGGTTCCTACAATATATCTAGGACTATTTTCCATAACAGTCTTATAAAAATCTACAAGCTGTTTAGCATCACCGTTTTCAGAACCATCTTCAGTGCCAATCATAATCATCTCAGGATTAACCATATCCCATGCTACAGAACCCATGGCAATCAAGTAAGGATTATAAACAAATCTAGTGTTGTTTATCAATGGAGTGAATTCTCGACGAGTAGTTCCTGGTAACACTGTAGATATAAGAACCAACAATTGATTCTTGGTCATATACTTGTTGGCTTCTATCAAGCATTCTTTAACGATGTCGTAATTAAAGTCTTTGGATGGAAGATGTGCAGTAGGCGCTCTTCCATCGTATTCTGGATCGTGTGGTGTTGGAACTGCGATGAAAACAATATCTTTATCTTGTACAACTTCTTTTACTGTCTTACAAATGTTAACCATAGTAGGATCCACGAGCCTAACATCGTAGCCACTGACACTGTGTCCTTTTTTAAGGACGGCCTCTGCACAGGGTAGTCCTAGTTTACCCAAACCAATAAATCCGATCTGCATTGAATGCTCCTAATAAATACTCAGATTATTTATTGCTCATATATTAATGCCTAAAATTTTAAATTCTCTCAAAGACAATGACTATTTGGTCAACACCAGCCACACCTGTTTCACTATATTAGTTGACCAAATTTTAAACCAAGAAGGCATTGAATCGAAAAAATTTCGATACGTACATGGCCTATTACAATATGGCAAGTGGCGCAAAGACGCCGACATATTTCAATATGTTTCTCAAGAATGTATCCAGCAACTACAACAAAAAGAAATATTTTTTATCTTTGATGCCAGCACAGAAGGATTCAGTCCAATCTATCAGCAGCCATTTTTTGACATGCTATACTATAATTGTAAAAAATATAATGTAAGCCCTGAACAGATTATTTTTGTTTCTGCAAACTTGCAAGATGAGAAAAATATGCAAGAGTATTGCGCTATTCATAATCGACCACCACTGCGTGTATTTTCATTCCCGTCATTTGAAATGGTAATGATTACCATTAAAGAAAAAGATCAGTATGTCGCAGATGTTCGTAAAAATGTAGAGGCTAACTACCAAGACAAATATTTTTCAAGCCTGAGTAGACGAAATCGACAATATAGAACCACAGCAACATTTTTGTTGTGCCAAGAATCGATAAGCCAACGTGGGTTAATCAGTCATGATAGAATATCTAGAAATATACATTTCGACTCCTGGAAACAGCATCATTCCTTAGACACGTTCTCAGACAAACAGATCAAAAGATGGTTTAAAACGTTACCTAGAACCGTAGACTACACTAATTTTAATATAAATTGGGCCATCGATACACCGTTTGAACATATTCATAATCAAACTATTTTTCAAATTGTAAACGAAACTGAGATGGAAAATTATAACGGCACTGCGTTGTTTCTCAGTGAAAAAACTTTTAGACCAATTTCACAACTTCAACCTTTTGTGATCTACGGTCAGCAAGGTTCAAACATGTTGTTAAAAGAATTAGGATACCAGTTGTATGATGAATGGTTTGATCTTAATTTTGATTCCGAACCAGATAATATACTGAGATATAAAAAACTATTACTTGCGGTGATCGATACCTGCTCTAAATTAGATTCCATGTCTCGAGATCAACAGATAGAGTGGAGATTTAAAAATACTGAACTACTGTTGCACAACTATCAAACTATGTGTGAACAAAAATACAGTAGAATAAAATTCAAACATTTTTTTAAAAATATATTTTATGATCACTAGACCAGTAAAAAGACTGTTTGCATTTGGGTGTAGTTTCACTAAGTATTTCTGGTCCTGTTGGCCAGAGATAGTAGGAGAGGATTTAGATATTCCATTCTATAACTACGGACAATCAGGGGCGGGTAATCAATTTATTGCTAATATGGTTGCGCAGGCCGATGCTATACATAGATTTAACGCTGATGACTTAATTATGATATGTTGGACCAATGTGTGTAGAGAAGATAGATGGCATAACGGACAGTGGGCCACTCCTGGAAATATCTACACACAAAACATTTATAACAGTGACTATGTTGAGAAATGGGCTGATCCCTTAGGATACTTAATCCGAGACGCCGCAACAATGACCTTAACCAAAGGATATCTACAGAATATTAACTGTCAACATCATTTTTTCTCAATGTGTGAATTGCAGGATCATTTTGATTTAAATGAAAAACACGGTGTTCCCGAAAATGTAAGAAATCATTATATACAGATATGCGAAATGTATAAAGAAATTTTAGATATGCCGAGCTTTTTCAATGTTCTTTGGCACAATGACATTCATCTACATAAATTTAAACCTCAAAAATTATTGTTTGACTCATACTTCGATGACGGACATGCTACACCGTTGGACCATTTAGATTTTTTAAAATTGATGTTTCCTAACCATCAGTTTAAAAATAGCACTATAGAAAAAGTACAACTCTCAAATACCAATTTAAATAATTTCATTCACAGCCAAATTAAAAAAATGAAGAGAAGATTTGCTATATATGAACTGCCAGACGATGTATTAAAGGTGTTGTTGAAAGAGAGTTTGATCAAACAGGCTGAGCCACACACTATTGTATGAAAATTTATAGGCGTCCCATTATTGATGAATTAATGGCCAGCTACCAGGCACATTTTCTCCCCTTTGATTTAGAAGAAGAGCTATGGACTTTCACTGATAGAATGCGTGATGCTGAAGTCATAGCAGTATTAACCAAATACGGCATATCAGAAATACAGAAACAGATAGATTGCATACGTCCATATTATACCAATCAGACCATAGTGATTATCAGTTTGTTTCACATCGACACAGCAACAGATATAAAACAATCACACGATTATCAGATTGAATTGTGGAAGCAGTTAACTGATAATGTAGTAATCATTCATTCCAATCGAGAAAATAAAAATCAAATTTTTTATGATATACTATGGAATCGTAGTAAATGTTATTTCACTGATTATACCAATTACAATCTCAATGAAAGAACGTGGACTTGGGGCACTACATCTAATATGTATACGTTAACAGCCATTGAGAAAAAAGGAGAACTAAAGCAGTTTGTATCTCCTAATAGGATATACTACGATGATGAAAAAACTATCAATCATCCAAGAATTCTTGCAAGACTTCAACTGAAAAAATTATTAGACTCTCGTAACGGATTTATCAGTGATCCTCAAAAAGGATTGGCGTTAGAACCCGAAGAAGCAGCAATGGTCAGTAATATTCTAGGCGGTCAGGGTGGGACATGGTTACCAGTGGCTAATCGTTATTATAATGCTAGCTATGTCAGTATCTACATAGAAACTATAACTACAGGCACCACCACAAAAACGATCACAGAAAAAACTTGGGACCCATTAATTAAAGGGCATTTTATACTGCCTTATGGATACTCTGGATTAATCTCGGACATACGTGAGTACGGATTTATATTACCGGACTGGATTGTTTACACGTATGATCAAGTCGACGATGATACCGCTAGATGGGAGATGTACGCGAAAAGTGTAGAGAAAGTGTTGTCTAGATCCATTCTAGAACTTCAACAACTATTCGATGAATATACACCAATTCTCGAGCATAATAGAAATTTATTCTTTACCAGACCCTATGATACATTGTATGATAAGATCAAACAATTTAGAGCAACGCACATTGCTGGTAAAAATCTTTCATAGCCGGAAACGTTTCTAGAAAATTCGTTCCTCTTCTACGGTCATATTCCGTAAACCAATTAAAGAAGTCTCGTTTGCCTTCTAACAGCTTTTCTGGGGTATAGATAGCTGATTCCATGTATTTTACAACTCTTTCAAATTTAGCATACTCTAAGTCGTTGAATTTACTGCGGTTTTTATCGTCTAAATTGGCTAGAATGAAGTCTAGATGTCTTACCATGTAAGGCATAAACTCATCCTTAGGCAGAATATTCATATCATACTGCAGGGGTTCTTTCAAATAAGGTGTATCAAAGCGCACTCGCTGCCATTTGTTTTGTTCAAATCCGTTGTACTTCTCACGCCACTCCAAAATCTTTTCTAGCAGGCTTTGGAAGTTAGTCACTGTGAGTATATTAAAAGTTATCATAAATGTTATAGGTAACTGTGTTTTTGTTAGGTAGGTATCTAAATTACGCTCCCACACTGTTAAATCCAATCCTGTACGAATATATTCTGCAGGCGCTCCCCAAGTATCTATACTTGTGAAAATTTTAAAATCTTTGATACAACCGTTGGCAATTAAGTTATTGATTTTTTCTACTAATCTATCGATCAATATCGGTTTAACACCAAAATTTGTATTGATGTTTAACTCAAGATCGGGTAACGGATTAACTGCTAGGTCATCTAACAATTTCCATGTACTAGATTGTAATAATGGTTCTCCGCCAGTTATGCGTAAAATAGTTAAGGTCTTACTAACCTCGGGCCACCAACGCCACCATGCTGCTACATATGGATTGGATTCTTCTTCATAAACTTGAAACCAGTTGATGTCATTGCGATGATTTTTAACCATGTCGTACGGACCATAATCTTTAATCTCTTTGTAGTAGGCACTGCTGTGTTTAGGATGGCAGTATCCGCATTTAAAATTGCATTCGTTGCCAAAACTAACTTCGATATACTGCGGATTAATGTTTTGATCCCAATCGCCATCTTTGATCTGTTGGAATCTTTGATCTGTGTAGATTGTTGAGTTACGTTCTTTACGATCGCTAACGTAGTCGTCACCCATAGCTTCAATATTCCAACAGTAATTACAGCCCTTGGGTTTTCCACCGTTGAGCATTTCCAACCGTTCGTGTTTCTTTTGATTGGTATTATGTAACGCACTTGCGTCTATAATAATCTCATCTAAGGGAATTTTATGAGGTGCTGGATGATAGCAACTGTGTGTTTCGCCTGTTTGCAAATAGATAGTCGTATGGTGCCATTTGGCCATACAGAACGTAGGCGAAATCTCATTCATAATAGGAATGAACTTTTGTATTCTAGCCTTATCGTCCACTTATTCTTTCCTTGGCTGCATCAAATTGTGTTTGTAACCAATCAAAATCATTAATTAATTTAAGGGCTTGAGGATTATCTTTATTATGCTCTCCAAAAGATTTTCCGCCTTCAGCACCTAGGTAAGAATAAAACCCAAAAGGAACATCATCATTTAGTTCACACCACGCATCTAATCGCTGTTGTGTTTCTTTATCATCCTGTCTATCTATAGTTCTGCTAGCTAATTTACAGCATTCTCTAAAAGCACTCTTCCATGTATTAAAAGGATCTGTGTTAAATGCCGTGATATTACTGATTTCTGGCATGGCCTTAAACAAAGAACTAATGCTCGTGGTCATGTCGGGCTTAGATACATCCATATTTTGAGTAAGAGCCTTAGGTAAAAGTTTTACACCACCGTACCCGTATTCTAATCCATTTATAGGATTTTTACTACGCCACACATGCACACATTCTAAATCTTCCTTGGGTACTACATGATCAAAATTAAAACTATCTAGTATCTCAGCGTCGGCATCAACTACCCAAAACATTTTAGTAAAACTAGTTTTAGCTGCAACAATGTGTGCCTGATGTATGCCTTTAACTCCGTGTACTCGTTGTGCTCTAGGAAATCTCTTAGACAGTGCTTCGAAATTCTTATCCGCGGTAGGTTCTTGATAACTTACAAAAATTATATCGTACATTGCTGATAATAGGTTGCGTTAAGGTTAATAGTTTCTTCGTACAGGTCCAATATATATTTGCTCTGTACTGCATCTAAATACGGATAATCTAATCCTAGGTGAGTTTTTAATTTATTACCTAGTTCTTTTATATCTGCTTCTAAACTACCGTGAAGGACATTTTCGTTGTATATGTTTTTAAGAACTTCAAAATCACGCACATCAACATAATTCCAATCGGTGCAGTTAGTCATCCATGTACCTAATCTTGCACCGTAAACCGCATAAAGACCGTTTTCTTCGTGTGCGCCCACCGTTGACCACATGCGAAGTCTATGTATGTTGTGCCACCAAATACGTTGTTTTATTTCTTGGGCAGGAACTCGAACTCCGTCAAGCAAGGTCATTTTAACACCTTCGCGAAATCCTGCTCTCCATGCCTGGAACGGGCTTCCCGTAATAATACTTTCACTGTAGACTCTAGGGAAATTGCGATATCCGTCTTCCCAACAAAAATCTACTTGCCCTCGATCACTTTCTGAATTTTCATGCGTCTTCATGTTGAGAACAAAGTCTTTCTTCCAGATTTTTATTCCGCCATTACCGTATCGAAGGCCATTGATTTTATTTCGACCGCACCATCCGTAGACTTGAATATTAGGGTCTTTCATATCTAAATCAAGATCAAAGAACTTAGCATCTACTATGTTATCAGCATCTACAGTTATGAACCATTCCGTT